CAATCAGCTCGTCATGGGCGGATTTGGCCCGGTGCAGTCGCGAGGCGCGTTTGGCCGCGTCATAGGCCAGCCCTGCAAATTCACGCGCCTCCAGCACTTCGGCCGCAGTCTTGGCGCCTGCCAACATCGTCGCTGCGCGATCAATCAGTTCTGGGAGATCCACGATCGTCTGTGGAATGGGACTGAGCGCTGTCATTGCGCATCCCCATTTGGCTCGAGCGTGACTTTCAGGGCGCCAGCGCGCACCCCTGTGCGTGCAGGCTCAAAGCCCTCGCGGATTGCATCAGGCCAAGCCGTGTATTTCCGCTCCGGCACCTTTATGGTGATGTCGACATACTGGGCGGGATTGTCCCCGGCGGCGCGGATGCGCGCGACCATGGCTGCAAGCGTCTCCTGATCCCAGTCAACGCGTTTGGGCAGATCGGCCACGACGGTGTAATCACCATCAACGAGCCGAACGGTGCCGGTGTCCTTGCCGCAGGCCCGGCGCGCCTCAGCAGCGCGGGTGGCGTAGCGCACTTCAAGGGCGGTGCTGAACCGCGCGGTGGCCGATTTCAGCTGTTTGGTGGCATGGGCCAGTTCGGCCTGCAGGCTGGCGAGCAGTTCCACCGGCATCTGCGCCAACTCACCGGTCGGCATGTTGAGCATGTCATTCACGCTCGGGGTGTTTTCCGGATAGGTCATGGGGGTTCCTTTTTTTGGGGGATGGGTCAAGCGGCCACGGCAGCCAGTTGCGTGACGGCGTCGGCTGAACTGCGCGTCTTGGGGCGCGCGATCGCGAAATAGGAAAACAGGTCCGGACCGAGGCGTTCCTGGACGAGGTGGACGAGGCCTTGGGCCTCTGTCCAAAATGCCCGTGTTCCCAACAGGCGCAGTTCGTTGCGCTCGTTGTCACCAAGCTTGGAAAGCCCTGGGAAGGTATCGAGCACCAGAAATCCGCGATGGTATTCCAGACGGTCACCGGGCATGGCCTGCGCCACCCAGGCGCAGAACTGGATTTCCGTGAGCGGACCCTTCGGCCGGATCGTAGTGATGGTTGCAGTGGTCATGTTGCTGGCCTCCTCGCCTTGCTTCTACTCACGGGGTTCCGAAATCGTCCCAGAGGGGCGCGAAGGGTCCGCAGGACCGGGGGTCCAAAGCTCAGCAAGAACCCGTTCAAACTGGTTCTGATCTGTGGAATAGATCGCCAGGAGCGGTGTCCCATCCTCATGTGTACCGGCACCTTCAATCTGAAACGCTTCATGAAGCCTGAGCACCTGCGGCAATTCCCAAGAGCGGTAGAGTCCGGGTACACGGACCAATTCAGTTGTGAGATCATCATCTTGCATGGCTTGTCCTTTTCGGTGGAGATGCCCGCTGCCGGGCCGCTTACTGATAAAAAGCCACCTGCAGCCCGCGTATGGGACAACGGGTTCAAACATTTTTCTGAAGGGCTTCACGAAGGCGGTGAATCGCGCGCTGGTAGCGCTTGCGTGCCGCCGCCATGGGGATGCCAAGTTCCGCCGCAGCCTCGGCCTGGGTGAAGCCGTCGATCGCTACGCGGATCACAAGGACCGTATCCGCACCGATCAGCTCGACCAGGTCATTGCGGAGCAAGATTTTACTGGATGCAGCAGGCGCGTCGCTGACGCTATCTTCGCGAGTAGCGCGATATTCTTTGCCGATTTCGCGATCCCACAGAACTTCACGCTTCCGCGCGCGGATAATATCGCGTTCGATGTTGCGCTGGATGGTGGCCGCAATCCACGTGACCCGCTGGAGATCCAAATCACGGATAGCGGTGGTCGCTCGGGCGAGCACTTCAGACGTGATGTCATCGACGGTGCCCAGTCGGCGCGACAATGACCTGCGTCGGACTGCGTCAAATGCCGGCCAAAGCGCCAATAGCATGACTGTTAAGGCAGTATCTGCCACCGCGCCCTTGATCTGTGATGCAGCGACCAAGGCGGTTAGCTGTGCATTCTTGCAGCCTGAGGAAGCTTTGCCGTGATGAAGTGCATCCAGCAGTGCGGCAGGATCTCTGAAAGACGTAAGCGCCTTGCTCGAGCCACGGATGGTTTGAAAGTTGCGTTGAAATTCCAGCGTTCTGGACGAACGGACGAGGTGATCACGGATCTCGTGCCACGCGATAGACATTGGACGCCTGCCTTACGGCCGGGCGTCCAGCACCTCCTAGTGGCCAAGTCAGGGCGTCATGCACCTCTATGTTTTCGGGGGGGAGGGGCGCGTTGCCGCGCGTTTAGGCTTTGTTTTTCAGATTCAGCGAGCCACAGCCAGGGCACTTTGCTGTAATCGGGAAGCTGGCCGTGAACTCAGCAGGCTTGCGGCGAATGTGCATCATCTCGCCGTTGCTTTTGCCCAGGAGCTTTCCGCAATCATGGCAGCGCCAATCCTCAGTGAATTGGGGCCTCCCGCTTTCGCGAGATCGGCCGTTGCGCCAGGCTGGGCCTCTCTGGTGTTGGTCATTATAGTGCATTCGTCGCGCTCCTTCTCTGGAATGGCGTCTCAAGACGCAGGGGGCATTCGGAGCAGCGGCATGCGCTGTTCCGTGATGAAATCTTCGGGGTTGATTGACCTCGGTCGGGGCTAATCGGCGCTGTTGGACTCAGTCCCAGCTTTCTTTCTTGGCCGCCATCCTATTGATCCTGCCGCCGCCTTGTTCTTTCGTGCCTGCTCGCGGGCTTCGCGGAATTCGGGCTCGATTTCTGCCAGTTTGTCTACGAGCCCCTGAAGGTCGTACATGTTGGTCTGTCGACCCCCATGGTCGCCGTAGCGCTCTTCGCGTTTCAAAAGGCCCTCCTCCTCGAGATCGGTGATGTACCTTTGAACCTGGCGCTCACTAATGCCGAGGCGGGCTGAAAGCTCCTTCTTGCTCGGATACGGCTTCCGGCCGGCATCCCACCAGTGATCAATGATCTGGAGAAGTACGGCGAGTTGGGAAGGGCTCAAATGCAACCGACGCTGAGCGCGAAGCAGCAGCGAAGGAATCATGCAAAACCCCTGCTCCATCACCTTTACACCCCACTTGTCCGCATTCGCAGACCTACGCTTCTTCTTCGCTGGCGCAGCCGTATCGCTCCGATTTTCCGCTTGATTCTGTTCAGTCATGTGTGATCTCCTTCCGCCATAAATGACCCTGCGAGGCGCTCAACACAAGACACAGAAACTGGACGTATTTGTCTTGGGGGCAATAGTCGCCAGCGTCTTGGGAAGCCGGTCAACCACGTCTCCTAAAATAAGACATATCGAACTCAGTAGAACTTCAAGTCGTATAACAAGGATATGCACCCCTGGTCAGGTTTGACCTATGGTAGTGTAAAAAATCACTCCGAACCCCGATTTCGAGACGCTTGGACGCAGCGACCTCCAACCATTTTTTCGGAGGCGCATGTCCCATTCAGGCGGCCTTCCCGGCTTTTCCCTTTCAGAACCCGCCCGCCTCAAGCGGGCGCCTGACGGAGGCCACCATGAAACGTCCCAACGCACTTCACCCCGACCGCATGACAGCGCATGAGCGGCGCACCGAGCTTTACGGCCTGCTTGCCAAGGCCGTGGTGCGCCTCATGGGCCACGATCGCGACCATCCATCCCAAAATAGTGGAGACAGTTCGCTACACTTCCGGCCAGAACAGAGCGGTACTGCAGCTCCAACTCAGAGGAGATCCGCATGACCACACATGAACCCATCCTAGCCCGCCTGGCTGCACTCAAGGCGATGTCGGTAAAAGACCTAAAGGCCGAGTGGCAGACGCTATTTAATACCCCTGCCCCAAACAACAGCCGCAACTTTCTAGAAGGCAGGCTGGCCTACCGCATTCAGGAGCTGACCTACGGCGGCCCTGACAAGCAGACGCGGCGCTTGCTCGATCTGCTCGCTGACGAAGTCGAGGGGACGCTCACGCGCAAGTACCAGATTGCTGATCCCCGCAATCCAGTGGTTGGCACGAAGTTGATCCGCGAATGGGATGGTATCGAACACACCGTCACCGTTCTGAAGGAAGGCTTCGAATGGGACGGCCGACGCTACAAGTCACTTTCAGCAGTGGCGCGTGCCATCACCGGCACACAATGGAACGGATACCGCTTTTTTGGCCTGCGCGAGCGAAAGCGGGGTGAAGCATGATTGATGCGCCTCCAAAACCGATCCGTCGCCTGCGCTGCGCCATTTACACGCGCAAATCCAGCGAGGAAGGGCTCGAGCAGGAGTTCAACTCGCTCCATGCGCAGCGGGAAGCCTGCGAGGCCTATATTGCCAGCCAGAAGTCGGAAGGCTGGGCGCTGGTGCGTGACCAGTATGATGATGGCGGCATCTCGGGCGGCACGTTGGAACGCCCAGGCCTGAAGCAGCTGCTGGCCGATATTGAGGACGGCTTGGTCGACGTGGTTGTCGTTTACAAGATCGACCGTCTGTCGCGCGCGCTGATGGACTTTTCCAAGCTGGTCGAGGTGTTTGACCGCAATGGCGTCACCTTTGTCTCAGTCACCCAGTCCTTCAATACGACGACGTCCATGGGGCGGTTGACGCTGAACATCCTGCTGTCGTTTGCACAGTTCGAGCGTGAAGTGACAGCCGAACGCATCCGCGACAAGGTCAAAGCCTCGCGGATGAAAGGCATGTGGATGGGTGGCAACGTACCCCTCGGTTATGACGTGCGCGACCGTAAGCTGGTGGTCAACACCGAGGAAGCCGCCAAAGTTGGTGAAATCTTCACTCGCTTTGTTGAGGTTGGCTCGGCAACTATTTTGGCGCGAGAGCTGCGCAACGAAGGGACCCTCAACAAAAAGGGCAAGTTGATAGACAAGGGCTATCTATACCGACTGCTCAACAACCGCGTGTACCGCGGGGAGGCCGTGCACAAAGGCCAAGCCTATCCCGGCGAGCATGACCCCATCATCGACGCAAGGCTCTGGGAGCAGGTCCACGACATCATGGGCGAGAGCCCTCGTAAGCGCGCCAACAACAGCCGGACCCAAACACCGGCGTTATTGAAGGGGCTTCTCTTCACCGCCACCGGTGCGGCTATGACGCCGTCTAGCACGAAAAAGGGCACGCGCCGGTATCGGTATTACGTGTCGATGGATCTTTTGAAGAACCGAGAGACGCCCGAGGATGGCATACCCAGGCGCCTGCCAGCGGACACAGCCGAGGGTGCTGTCATCACCGAGATCCGCCGCGTCCTTCGCACGCCAGAAACCACGGCAAAGGTTATTGCAAAATTGGATAGGGATGACATTCCCGAGGCTGACGCAATCGCCGCCTTGCAGCAGTTTCCGCAACTGTGGGACCAGCTCTTTCCGTCTGAGCAAGCCCGTATCATTCAGCTTCTGGTCCGGCGCGTCACAGTAACCGCCGAAGGGCTCATTATCGACCTGCGCACCGATGGCATCACCGGTGTGATGCGGGACCTGATGGTGCCACGTAGGCTTGAGGCTGCAGAATAATGGTCGCGACTGACACCATTCAGGTCTTCGTGCCCCTCAAAGTGCGCAAAAAGAACGGGCGGCCGAAGATTCTGCCGCCCGCCGATTACCTGCCCAGCGAGGACCAAACACAGGACCCTCATATCCTGCGTGCCATAGGCCGCGCGTGGGCCTGGCGGCGGCGCATGGAAGCGGGCGAATTCGGAACCGTCCGCGATCTCGCCATCGCCGTCAACCTTGCTGAACGCCATGTCAGCAGGCAGCTGCGGCTGGCCTATCTCGCGCCAGAGGTTCTGAAACGGCTCGTGTTTGGCCGTGAGATCACCGCCATTACCGTCATGCAGCTGACTGAGAGCGCCGCGTTGCCGTGGGCGGAACAGGCGATGGTGGTGTTTGATGAGGCCAAATCAGCGAGATGAAGGGAACCACCCAGAACCTTTGCTGAAAGTTAGGCCGATGCAGAGGCTGCCCTAAACTGCCGCCCGCAACCGCGATCCTCGCGGGTACAGCATTTGACACGTTGGGCGGAAAGTGTGAATCCGCTGCATGTGCGAACCAGTCGGACCGCTGTCCGAACAGCGGTCATTCAATCGGCCGACAATACCAGTTCTTCGCTGCAGTACCGCAAGTCCGCTCCGAGCCCAGATTGACGTTTCTCTCATTTGCAGCAAAGGTCAGTTTTTGGGGGTCCCGCCAACACCCTGACACATTTATAATCGCTAGAAAAAATATGACCATAACGCGCCGCACCGCCCTCAAGTTGAGCATCACAGCGTTTCTGGGTTCCCTTGCAACCCGATCGCGCGCTCAGGACATAGCGGGCACAAAGGTCATCGTCATTGGCGCGGGGCTTGCAGGCCTCGCAGCGGCGAAACAAGTGCAAGCGCAAGGCGCAGACGTGATTATTTTCGAGGCAGGTAGCTACATTGGTGGGAGGGTGCGTACCGACAGGTCATTGGGCGCGCCATTTGAACTTGGTGCGGGATGGATACACGGGCCAAGCCGCAAGAACCCCACACAGCAGCTTGCCACTCAGGTCAACGCCCCCACGTATGTGACTGATGATGACAATTTTGAGGTGTTCGATCCACAGGGAAATGCGTTGTCCGATGCGCAATACGGGCGGCTTGATGAGCTGAGTGAGTATCTGGAAGAGATCTTGTTTTACCCCGTACGCCCTGGGCAACTCAGCGTTGAAGACGCTCTGACGCGGATTGATCCAGATATTCTGAGCGATCCCTTGGGGCGCTGGATCCTGTCGGCCTATTTCGAGTTTGACATAGGTGCAGGGATCAGTGCTATTTCAGCGGCCAATGCTTTTGAATCCAGTTCGTTTGATGGCGCTGATGTGATCCTTACTGAAGGGTATGACAGCATAATCGCGCCCTTGGCGGCAGGTCTCGACATTCGTTTGAATACTTCTGTGTCCGAGATTTGGTATGATAAGGATGGCGTCGAGGTGGATGGTGAACCGGCAGACTACGTGGTTTGCACGGTTCCTCTTGGCGTTCTGAAGTCTGGGAAAATCACATTTGAACCGCCTTTGCCGCAAGATCTGCGCAACGCCATAGATCAAATAGGATTTGGCAGCGTCACCAAAATAGCAATGAAGTTTCCCGAACCCTTTTGGGACACGAGCACGCAATATTTCGGTATGATGACTGAACCAAAGGGACGTTGGAATTATTGGCTCAACTACCGCACGTTCAGTGACGAAAATATCTTACTCGGTCTCTCAGTTGGTGATTATGCTGCGTTCGCTGATCGCATGAGCAAGGTCGCAATGACCGAGGATGCATCGGACGTTCTGAGATCTGTTTGGGGAGACAAAGTTGGAGTGCCAACGGCGGTCCTGACAACACATTGGTCCCAGGACCCTCATTTCCTTGGGGCCTATTCGTATCCGCAGGCAGGTGGGTCGATTGTTCAATTCCGTGCATTTGAAAAAGCAGTTTCCAACCGCGTTGTGTTTGCAGGGGAACACACCCAGTTTGATCATCTTGGTACAACGCATGGTGCATTGATGTCTGGACGCCGCGCGGCAGATGCTATTTTTAGTTTTAATCGATAGCAGTCACAGTCATTGGGGTAGTCCCAGCGAAAGCTCCCCTAGTCCGCAGTGCCGCCACTCGCCAGCTGAAAATGCTGCGCTATGCACCAACGGCCGGTCTGGTGAAGCTGCGTTGCGGCAAAGGCTTCACTTGTGAACGGCAGGTTCGGGCCGAACACGTCGTGGTGGATGCCCCAGCGCAAGGAGCGGGAGGCACCGCTAATGTTGGGGCATCGGACCCGCCGCAGCAGCCGGGCTAACCGAGTAAATGTGATCATTGAATATTTGGTGCATCAGCGCTATCCAATCGAACGAGGGCATCGACCCCAAATAGGGGTCCAAGTAACCATGCAGCAAGACACCCAATGTCTAAGCACTGTAGTTTAAAAGGTCGCTACATTGGCACAGCATCGGCATCACTCTG